GAGTAAATTGCATAACCTTCGCTACGCAATTCGCCAATGGCCTTGGCCGCAGTTTCTGCGGTGCCACGAGTAAGACCCGATAGCTGACCAGCAGTAAACTGACGACCAGACTTAAGTGCTTTCAAAACAGTGTTTTTAATCATAATATCTCCATGAAATAAAGCGAATTTGGGCTCGCTCAAACCCTAGTTAGTTTCTTTGACAAAGTTACTAACTAATTCTGCAGTACTGCGCATTCTATTAAAATCGAAACTAGAACTTGTTTCGTTTAAAAAGTTATCATCGACTAGCTGATTGCTAATCTTGCCCTTGGGAGCCATTTTTATAAACTTTTCAGCAGCATCTTTACGAGGTATGATGGATTTAATTGCATTGACAAACAGGAACGGAACCTGTACCTTCTTAACAGCTGGAACAGGAGGTAATCCCATGCAACTAACTACGCTTTTGATATTGTCAAGTTTACTCTGAGCAACCAGAGCCAGGCTACCACCAAAACCCAGACCAATTAAATGACTAGGACCAGTATGACGAAGAGCCTGTTTGATGAATATTTCTGTAACAGCTGTCATGTCTGTAAGCCACATCAGATGCTGAGCTTCGATCTCTGATTGTGCTACAGAACCCTGATAATAATCTAAAACGTGAACACACAACCCAGCATGACCTAATCTGTCAGCTAGGTTAAGTACGCTCTGTGTACGACCCCAGAAATCTGGCAACAGTATGGTGTTGATACCGTTGCCAGTCTTGTATAAGTTTAGGGGTTTGCCCTGGTATTCTGAGATTGTTTGGATTTCCATCTTCGGAGTTTTCTTAGATATTCTCGACCAACCAGACCCTGTTCGATTTCACGTAAGGCTAGTATGGTTGGACCATCTGTAGTATTTAGCGTAGATTTTTTACCACGTTTGAGTTCACGAGCTCGTGCAGCTGCAATCAGCACCATGTCGAACTTGTTACCAATTTTTTCTGCTGCAATCTGACTAGTAATTCTTGCCATAATGTATCCCTGTTAGGCGGCCTACTGTCTCCCGACGTTGGCCGTATATTTATTAGGCCGCGATGGCCTTGAGCTCTTCGATCTCCAGATCAGTATCTACTGCTGGCGGCGCTTTCACAGCGGGCCTGACCTTGGCAGGTTTAGCAGCCTTGACCTTGGGAGTCTTTGCAGACTTTGGAGCTTTGTTACGTGGTGTCTTGCTCTTGAGTGCATGGTTAGTATTAGCATCTTCAAGAACTTCACGATAGGCAGCTACGGACTTAAACTGCTCTAGAGTCAGCAAGTAGGCTGGAATTTCGTCTCGAGTCATGGGGCGAGGCAAATCGACGTATACAATGTCGGTATTGCCAGCCTTGGCCTGACGAACTTCGGTATCGCTAACCGACAAAGTCGAGTAACGAGCCTTGAGCTGACCAGCACTGTTACGAGCTACACCAGCGACCAAATATTTTTCATGTGTCATGATAAAGTTCCTTCTCAAATTGTTTAATGATTATATGATAAATTGGGCCGTCTGTCAAGACCGAAAGCATCTTTTCTTGAGCCCATGCTACGATTATAGCACCTTTCTACGTGCCTGTCAAGCCTTCTAAACAATATTCTTTTCACGAATACCAGTCTCAAACTGATACCAAAGTTTTTCAAACTTGAGTTCATAGAGCGACTTTATACCCAAAAGCAAGTTGCTTAGCTCATCTTCGGTAAGAGCCGGATTGCGATCGCAAACTGCTTCGAACACTTCATTAATGGCTTTGGTAACGCCCCAGCAATCTAGCAGTTGCTGTTCAAAGTCAAATCTATCGAATTTCATATTAGCTTCCATGATAAAGTACCAGATATTCTGCGTTGTTGGTTGAAGTATGAGTCCTGTAGACCATTTGCTCGCCATCCCAACCATCCTGGTCCAGGCGAGGATCATTTTCGGTTAGATGAACATAGGTTCTGTAATCATTGGTTTTTGTATTGGTAACTCGAACTTCTCGGGGGAATGCACCGTCATGCTGACAGATTATCTGATTCAGATGCTTTTGCCACTTGCACTGTTCCAAAGATAACAACATTCTATCATAAAACATTTCTGCCATGTCAAAGTCCTAGTTTTGCTTTCACAGCGGTTGAATGACGACAATAACGATGAAACTGAAAGCCCACACAATCACAGCTGACTCGGCCAGCATGAACAGTAACCTCGTAACTCTTGCCCTTGCTCTTGCTGGTCACTCGAAAAACTCGAATGCCTACATCAGTTTCGGGTTGGACGAATCCAACAATTACGCTTTTATGAACATGGCTGACCGGAAATTCTGGATTGCCAGTATTGACGCTAACATAGTTGTTGTCAAGCCAGTGTGGCGTTTGTACGACAATGCCCCTGATGGTATTTCGGTCAAAATCCCTGCCCAGTATGATGCTGGGGCGTTGGGTCTGAATTTCTACTTGGGTGCCAATTTGATATTTCATACTGCAATTATAGCACCTTTTTATACCCGAGTCAAGTCAAGGGTCTTTGTGTGGCGAAAACGCCACACTGCCTAAATCTAAGGCAATTTCATCCATCGCCCATGGAGATGCCTATTCTGGCTGTAAGAGAAATTACCCTATGGGCAGTATGTTTAGGTATGTAAATGGCATCTCCGGGCCAGAGTACATACTTCGAATCTTGTATTATCCAAAGTGTCTGCCCCAGTTGCTGCCAAAAAAGAACATTCATGTCATCAGAATGTTTTGGTGTAACATGTTTATTGGTATACGCACAATATACGTGAATGCTTGCCTGATTTCCCAGATTAAAATCTTTAATTAGTTTTTTAATACCAGATATTTTTTTTAAAATACTGTTATTTTCTGATACCATACCATGAGGAAATACTTTATTACTAGAAAAATCAAACAGGATATTATGTTTTACTTGCTGATCAAAATTTTCCCAGGTTAAGCAGGGCTTAGAATATTTCCTAATAACAAATGAATAATTTATTTTACCAAAAATATTACACATTAAAAGTAGTTAAAGTTGATGGTCATTCTGAATTTATTGTTGGTACAGTTGGTACTATTATGCATTATTGTTGGCATCAAAGCTATTCTATTTTCTTTAGACTCTATGATTTGATTCCCTACTCGGGTAAAACCATTGGAGTTATCTAAGTAAAAAATTGCATTTTTGCATTCATAGGGAGTATCTATGTGTTCACTGTGTTCAAATAAAGTTTCAGTATAAGTGTATAGATTAGCCTTTGCTCTAATTAGTACCTTTGGGTTTAAAAACTCTAAAATTGGAACAATTATATTAAAATGTATAGATTTTTCTAGGTGTTTAAATAAAAACATATGAGTAAAATAAAAACATCTTGGATCATTAGCCTTTGTATCGTCGTCTATAAGACTGTCATTTAATTGCCAGGGGATGTCAGATAATAGTTTTTTTAAAAACATAAATTTTTCTAAGGGTAATAAATTATCTATTATCTCAATTTTCATAATAATTTATCTTTAAAAACATAAATCTTTTTGAATTAGTACAGCTATACGTATTATAAACATCATTACCGTTTAGAAATACAACTCTATTTTCAATTGCTTCGATTTTTGTATTGCTTATTTCCAATCCACCATTACAAGTATTTAAAAATAAAATCATACACCTATTGAAAAAACTATAATCAATTCTAGGGAAATGTTTAACTATTTCTTTGGACCCCATATAACAAACTATTTTAGCCTCAATAATGTTTTTTTCATTGGCCTCATCTAAGCGGTTCAACTCCTGGTAAAAAGGAGATACTTGTTTGTTATTATAGTAGATATCATGAATAAAATGAAAGAGAGAATTATCCTCAGGGGCATAAAAGTTATCGGAAAATTTAGCAGAAAAATTTCTATATTCCCAAGGAAAATTGCTTGACTCTACAATTTCCTGTAATCTATAAAAATACTTATAATACAAATATTTTTCATACCATCTTAAACTAAGTATCTGTTCGTAACCATTCATGATCTTTTTTCACTAAAATTATTTCTTGGTCCCATAATCTAGTAATTGTAAAATCTAGATTAACAGCTAACCATTCAACTTTTAGGCAATTAGCTGCAGTGTAGTTTTCTCTGCCATATTTTTTAACAGCGATTTGTTCTATAACTCCTGAATCTTCATCCATTAGTATGGCATTTACAATATCTGGATCGAATACTGCTTCTTTAATTTTATGTTCGGTATACCAACCTGCTCTAGGTATATTTGTTATAATTACTGCAACTTTGCCCTGATGATTTATATACTTAGGTATTTCTTGCATTTATTTTTCCAAACTCCTCATGAATTTTTTAAGCTCGGCTTTGTCAACCAGTCCTTTTTCTACTAGATGTTCTATGGCTAGGTTTATTCCAGATTCGATACCTCTGTGAAAACAGGCCAAACAGGCCAATAACAAAAGTATTATCTGAACGATATCCAACCAATAATTATGCTCCATGATAATCCTTAGTATTGCCAGTGTTCTTGGCGAGTTTTAAAAAATTTATATTGGTTGTAAGCCTGCAAGAACCTAGCACATAGACCGCCCTCTAGACCATAGGCTTCGATTTCCCAGGGCTGATCCCAATAAAAAGTATCAGCATAGGGTACGCCGTGCCAGGTCTGTACCATGCGCTTACTAATGTATCTATCACGCAACTCACCATAAGCAAATTGTTTGGCATGTATCATTTCATGCGCTAAAGCAGTCAGCATGGTTAGTCCATGCTTATTTAATTTAAGTTCAATTTGGAACTCACGTGGCTTCCAGGGTTCAAGCGGACTGCAATAACCACCAGCATTTAGTTTAGAGCTGGCTTCGACATAAAAAAACAGGTACGGCAACATTTGTCTTTTAAACAAATGTTTAGCATAAAAACCAGTAGCCAGCTTGAGCTGCTGGTTAAGTTTTTTGTTTTTAGTACCCTTAACAGTTATGTACATTAGTCAGTAAATGATTCGGGTTCTTGGCCGTATAATTTTACCATACTGTTGCTTTCTAACTCATTCTTAATGTATTCATTAAGTACTTTCTTGGCTTCATCAACAGCAATTTCAATCAATGTGGTTCTTTGTTCTGGTTCCATGTTAAATCTTTATAGAGCTGAAATCTCTTAGTTTATTGAATGTTGATTTTTTGATGCCTGGTACTTCTAGTGCATCAGAATTTAACTTAATACCTGCATTATTTAGATTCCGTTGTGCGCCGGCTTCTAGATCATACAGACGCATTTTAGCACGATCAACTCCTATGACAAATTTCTTGTTAACTGTAGGATCATTATAACGATTCTTGAGCTGCTTGACTAATAACTGATTCATGGCTTCTAGATCTTCGGTACTGATCAGGGCAAACATAAAGTCTACTGTGGCTGGTAGGCCAAAACTTTCACTGGTATCGGTTAATTCAACTTCGGTATTGCCATAGCCGCTTCTGGTAGTCTGTGTAGCACTTAGTATGGGCACATCATGCTCTACGGCTAGTCCACGAAACTCTTCGGCAATGCTTTTGATTAGTGTATAACTATTGATATTAGCACCGGCCTTGAATCTAGAACTTGCACAGATATTTAGATAGTCTATGACAATCAGAGAAGGAACAAAGTTTCGTTTGAGCTGTAGTTCCTTGAGCAGATTCTTAAAGTGACCTACATGAGCACCTGCTGTTGGATATTCCTTTATGATCAATCGACCCTGAGTCTTTTCAGTGATCTTGGCTACACGATTTTCAAAGATAGGGCGTGGCAAATCCTTGAGCTGATCCAGGGTAATGTTCATCAAATTGGCGTCAATTCTTTCTGCAATTCTTTCTTCGGCCATTTCCATGGTTATGTATAGCACATTCTTGCCCTGACTCAGGGTGCTGGCTGCTACATGACACATGAACAAACTTTTACCAACACCTGTCCCTGCCAGAGCCACATTTAATGTCTTGTTGGGCATGCCACCATTAGTAATTTTATTGAACAGTTCTAGATCAAAGGGAACACGATTTTCTATTTTATGATAGAAATCATATCTAAGACCAGCATCTTCTAGATAGTCATGCCCTACTCGGTTATCAAAGCCTACACTAAGAGCTTCCTGCAGGAGACTAGGAATGCCATCCTGATTATGCTCTTTATCCTTGCCATCTATGATCGAGATACTTTTTAGTATGGCATTATAGATTGCACGATCCTTGCAAAACTTTTCGGTTTCATGAAGTAGCCAGCTAAATTCTGCTGGCTTTTCTACTAGGCTCTGAACTATCTGAATACGATCTGTATAATCATTTTCCTTAAGAGTTTTATCGTTCTGAAGCTCAATGGTTAAAATGTCTGTATTGGGCGACTTATTGTAGGTCTTGTAAAAAGTATCGATTATGTTGTAGACATCACGTTCGGCGTTGTCGGAAAAATAATCGGGTCTAATAAAGGGCAGTACACTTCGGGCATATTCTATGTCATGAATTAAATTACTGAGTATTAGGGTCTCTAGTTTCATGGTCTTCCATTAGTTTAACTGCTGTACGAATAATGTCTTCTATAATGGGCTGAAGTACTGCATCGAAATCCTGTTTATGAGTTTTCTCAGGATCGGTTTCAGGTGTTATGGTTAAAAAATTGAAGTCTACTTCTAGGCTGGTTTCGTCTTTGCCCAGAGATATGTCATTAATACTTATGGTAGTATCGGCAAATTTACCTTCTTCGATCTTAACTCCCCATTGATCTTCGCCATTGCGCCAGGGACTATACTTGACTAGCATTTTCAAACTCCTCGTCTAATTCTTGAGCACTAAGATCGGACTGTACCAGGCTGGTACTGCTAATCTGATATTGGTTTGTAATATATTCACGGAACTCTTTACTGGTCAGGATAGGCATCCAAAACTCTTTGGTATAGGTATCCTTCATTCTGAATTTCTGTTCGCTGCCCTTATGTGCATACCAACCATTAGTAGGTTTAACAACAAATCCGCCCTGCATGGCTACATCTAACAACCCAGACCATTGGCTGATGCCACCGTCAAAGGTTACTTCTACAGGTATCTTGCTCTTTTCACGAACATGTCGACTCTTTTCAATATTGATGATAAAGTTATAACCGACCAGATCCGTGCCTTCTTTTTCCTGCTGTCGACCAATAATATAGATGTTGTCGGCGCTATAATAAACACCAGTTCCGCCAGACACTACATCTTTGGGAAACATGCCAATTTCTTTATAGGTGTGGTTTACCACAACCATGGGTATGTCCTTGATGGTCAGATGTGGCGTAACCATTCTAAATAGACTTTTGAGCTGCTTGGCTCGACTCATGTCAGCCACACTCTTGCCTTCCAGAGCATCTTCTACTTCTTTTTTACTGGCTAGGTTACCCACTGAATCAACGATAACAATAATATGATCGCCACGTTCAATGTTATTAAGCTGAGCCATACTGTCATGCTTGAGCTGTTCAATATCCGTGATGGGAGTGTGGACGACCCTGCTGGTGTCAATACCAAAGCTGTCAAAATAAGATTGAGGACTACCAAACTCGCTATCATAAAATAATACAACTGCGTCATCATATTTCTCCATGTAGCTCTTGGCTAGCAAGAGCGCAAATGCTGTTTTAAAATGCTTGCTAGGACCAGCAAATACCGTTAGTCCTGGTGTTAGACCACCATCTAGTCTGCCACTAAGAGCGACATTGATCATAGGGACTGAAGTCTGAATCATGTCCTTGGCGCTAAAGAATTTACTTTTGCTAAGCACCTCGGTGTCTTTAATGGTTGAATTTTTCTTTAATCTATCTATTAGTGACATGGTTTCTCACCTTTTGGTTTTTTTCAAAAATTACAGGACCCTTATATTCAGTTAGAAAAAATGCTGAAAATGAATATCTGTATACGTTGGGCTCATTAAATTTAACAGGGGTTACTTCATGCAGTAAAAAACTTGGGAAAATTACAGCTTTATTTGATTTAAATGTTATTGTTTTTTGGGCCTGAGGAAATATTAGATCACCGCCCTGCATGGCTGTTGGATTTTCAGAATACCAGAACAGTAGGGTTAGAGAACAACCATCCCTATGCGCCTTATAATAACCTTCGGGCTCATATTGTGCAAACAATACTGATACCTTTGTAACACTATATAACAGATGTCCGCCTAACGAACTCTCAAAAGAATGGAAATCAGGGTGAAATATAAATTTATGAAAATATTTCTTGAAATAAGAAAATTCATCTTCGTGGTTCATGTATAAATCATGCAAGAAAATACTGTGTTTATTCTTTGCCAGGCTTTCCCTTTTACCGTCTTTTTCAATAGCTGATGACGACATGTCTTCTTCTTTGACATGTGCATTACTTTGAGCAATTAACTGTATTTCAAGGACAACTTCTTTTAGTTCCTGCGGTGAAAAATAATCTTCTATTTCCCAGATAGGGACATCAACAGGTATCTTTGTAACACTCATGCGAATAATTCTTCCAGGCTAGCCTGTGGCTTGGCTGTCCAGCCCATGCCTTCAAGGATGGTATTTAAAGGTTCTAGAAATGCTTTCTGAAACATGGTGTCATAATCAATATACTTTTGCAGTTCGAATTCTGGTGGAATGCTGCCAATAAAGGCTATGCAATTTTCACCTATGTGGTTAGGAACCTTTAGATATAAAAATTTAATCTTATCACCTTCACGTATGAGTTCATATTTCTTTTCTAGACTTCGAGCCTTTAAGTGATGGTTATACAAGAGACTGGCCCTAACGTGCATGGGAGTACCCTTGCGATAGATCTTGGCCGCATCTGAATATTCTCCTAGCCCATTGACACCTCTGGGAAAGGCTATGGCTTCGGGTCTGAGCTGTCGGAACTCCTCTTCGTACTCCTGAATAAATTTTTGAAGCGTTGCTTCAGTCTTTGTAAGCGCCAGACTAACTGCTTTCTTAAGATTCTTACGAGCAAATTCAGGAGTGCTGCTCCTAACAATCTCCAGGCCCATGACTTTAAGCTTAGGCTCAGCATAGCTAACACCTTCGTTATTATAAACATTTAAAGCATACCTTTTCTTGGCTACCCAAATGCCTCTATCAGCAATGGCTTCACGCTTGAATGATATCTTCTTTTCATAGGCATTGGTATAAGTAGCCAGCTGATCGCAGGCCTTGTTAAGAACTTTTTCGATCTTTTCTGCGCAGATTTTGTCCAGGATATCAACAATCTTTTCCTTGGGCAAGTCTTTATAGAATTTCTGCACCAAAGGATCTAAAGTAACATAACAAGAGTCTGTATCCGAATAAAAACTATAATCAATATTCTTGGTACCACAGATCTGGTTTAACCAACGATTTAATTCTAAGCCAACAGTCTGGATAATGTATTGTCCGGTTAGTGTAATGCCTTCGGCGATGCGATCGTCATAGTATCTAAAAAACTCATTGCCCCAGGCACCAAACAAACTATTGAGCTGAATCTTTCGAGCCATCTGAAAGTTATTAAACTTGGCAATCTGATTCTGATGAAATGGTTGCTTGGTCAGCTCATATTGCTTCTGAGCTTCAATCATCTGCTTCTTGTACTTCTGTCGATCATCAAACAACTTTTGAACTATCTCTGGAAACACGCCCTGAGTATCGGTCTTAAAGTTATAACCATTGGCTGTTAAACACAATCCATCTTCTTTTAGACTATGCAGATCGTGCTTCTGATTCAGTAGTTCTTCTATGGTGGTCTGCAAGAAGCCCGGCACCATGGTTTCGGGACTTAGATTGTACTGCATGATAATGCTGGGATACAGACTCGTAGCATCAAAACTTACTACCCAATCGTACTTGCCAGGTCTGGGTTCTTTGACATAGGCTCCGACAATCTGTCGACCCTTGCGACTGGTGTCACGCTGATGTACTACGATGTTCTTGTTCCAAAGATGATTGTATAAAATGCAGTCCCAGGTTCTAACTGCACTAAAGATATCAGCATAGTTACATTTAGCATCGTAGGCCATGGTCAAGATAAGCTCAATAAGCTTCATCTTTTCTTCGAGCTGGTCGACCAGCTCGGTATCGACCACGTTATACTCTACGAACTTTTGCCAGTCATTTTTATAAAAGTCTCGAAAGCTATCATATTCGTCATAGGCCAACTTTTCGCGCCCTAGCTCTTGCTTGGCAATGTAGTCTAGCTTATAGCTTTCCTGGGCACTATAGGTAAATTTTCTGTACAGGTCCAGATAGTCTAAGGCACTGATGCCCATGATGTCGACCGCTAACTGAGACTTCTGCATCTTTTCAATTTCACGATCGTTAACAACGTTCCAGGGACTTAGCTCCTTGGCTGCATCTTCGCCCAGAACTCTGCGTATACGATTTACCAGATAGGGCATGTCAAAGAATTCTATGTTCCAGCCTGTGATGATGTGTGGATAATCGGCCTTCCAGAATTCTAGGAATCGTTTTAGCAGATCATATTCGTCACGACATTCTATATACTTGTGATTTTTCTTGATGGGCTCAGCATAACGACTGCCAAAGGTAATGATGTCCTTGGTAGCATAGTCCTGAACAGTAATTAACAAGACGCTTTCGGCTGG